CAAACACAGCTTTAACTATACGAAGATTTGATGATAACTCAGAAGAAGGAATTGGAGTCATTGCTTTTATTCCTTCTGATATAACAAATATAACTTTCTATTTTAAAGCAAGAGCTCATACTGCACCGGCTACAGCTAAACAAGTAATTCTGAGATTATACAACAGACAGATTCCAGATAACTCAGCAATAACATCATGGAGTTCTGCATTACAATTAACTGCAATAGATATTCCAACTAATGCATATTTTCAATATGATAGTCAACTCATTTCACTTGCAACTTTAGGTATCACTGCAGGAAGAACTGTCCAGTTTGAATTAACAAGACATGGAACACATGCATCTGATACATTAAGTGGAGATTGGGATCTATTGGAATTAATGATGGAGCTATCTTAATGGCAATTAAATTATTAAACACAAATCAATATGCGGATTTTGGGGACATCCTAAAACCTATACCAAATAACTATACATTGTGTTGTTGGTTTTATCCTACGGATTTAAGTAGTTGGAAAATGATATTTGGATGTGAGGATTTATCTGGCCCTGGATTTCATTTAGAAATCAATAATAGTCAAAAACCTGGCTTTCATTCTTCTGAGGGGACAGTTGAAGTGTTCGGCACAACTACAATTGAATTAAATACATGGTATCATATTACAGGAGTTCGAGATGGAAGTTCAGGCAATCAAAAAATATATATAAATAGTATATTAGAGGGTACTGGTGTGTGCGGTACAATATCTACAGTAACATCACCAAATAGAATTGGAAAACCATTTAATTATCCTACTCAAGGAATCATAGGAATTGTGGATGATATTCGTTTTTATGACAGAGCATTAAGTGACAGTGAAATTGAAACAATTTATGCTTGTCAAGGTTGCGATAACATTTTTTATGGGATGCAATTTCGTTTTATAAGTTCTGGTGCTAAAGACCAACAGATAGGAAGTATTAGCGATATTGCTGTTAATAATGTACAAAGTGCTCAATCTAGTGTAAGTGCGTCCTCATTAACTTTGAATTATACTGTTCCTACAGGTACTAATTTAATTTTGGTTGTTTCCGCTACAGCAGAGAGTACCTATTCTGGTCGAGTCATGCCTACCAATATAACTTTTAATGGAAACGCTTTAACTAATCAAGCAGAAGATAGAACTACTACTTCTGCATATAACGGTGTTGGATTATGGAGTAAAACTGTTACTTCTGGTGAAAGTGGGGACATTGTTGTAACTTGGGGTGGTAGTAATTCAAGACGCACAGTTATGGCTTATGTTTTAAACGGAGCTAATGGAGAGGTGGAAGCAACAGCAACAGCATTTAATAACACTGGTACAACTACAGCAGATATAACAACTGTGTCAGATAAGGCTATTATAGTAACAGTCTGTGCTAATAAAGATGGATATACAATGACAGCAGTTGGCACAAATCATAATGTTGATGCTACATTAGTTGCAGGAGCACACGCAGGTGCAATGGGACATATAACCACTTCGAGTGCTGGTTCAAATACAGGAATAGGATTTACAGCTAGTCCAACACCAACTGGTGAAGCGTTAGCTTTAGCAGTTTTTTCACCTTATAATTCTATTGAAGAAATTTCTGATAATAAATACAAAGCTACTGTTCATAATGGTCCAACATATGAAGAAACTTTTTTGAAACTTAGGAGATTTTAAATGAGTGACGTAATTAATAGAACCACAAAACAATATTTAAAAAGTGTAAATACGCCTGATTATTCTGATACTGATTGGATTATTAATCCAGATTTAAGCTCATTAACTTCAGTACCTCAAAAATATTGGAAGATTTCTGGTGATAATGTTTTAGAAATGAACACAGAAGAAAAAGCGGCAGTTGATTATGCTATTGGTGGAAGTATATTAAATGAAAATTATAAAGTAGAAGAATATAATAATGGTCAAATACTAAATAAAAAATATTATCAAACAAAAAATTTGGATGATACATATAGTCAGTTAGCAAAAACTGAAACATATACTTACATTGGAAATAATTTAAAACAGATAGATACTGTAAAATACGATTCAATAGGAAAATTATATGAACATCAAGTTATGAAATTTTATACAGATAACGACAAAGTTTTAACTGAAAGTTCATATATTTAAGGAGACATTATTATGGCAATAAGTGAAGGAATACAAATTCCAACGTCAAAAGGGTATTTTGACTCTATAGATTTAAGACAAAATGTTCACGATACTCCAAGGCCAAAAGGAACCATTACACAATTTATTAGTATGACAGATGAACAAACTTCAAATGATAAAGTAAGTGGTGGTCAATCTTTTTTAATTAAACATGAAATTGGCAACGATACTACTCAAATTGTGAAAGGATATTATAACACAATAGAAAATAAAACTTATATTCATGAAGGTTATGTTCAATTTAAAGATGCCCAATGGGATAAGATAAGTGTTATAGCAATTCCAAAAGTTACTGAAATAGATGTTGAAGGAACTGGATATAGACATTATGGAAATTACTTGCTTGTTCCAGAAGTTCTTGGAAGTGGATATGGTCCAGAAGTTGGGATAGCTAGTGGGCATGTTGAACAATTGGTTGAAGTTACAAGAGACCAACCAGAACATGAATCAAGAATTGGTTGGTTTGATGCAGATTATAGTACAACAACACATTTATTTTCTAATATAATTCCTAATCTACAAGGAAAAGGTAGATATAACATTTTTACATATGAAGTTGATTTATTTACTTTTGTTTCAGATTTTATAGTAAATGGAACAACTGTTGGACCATTTTTAATGAGTTCACATGATGTAGAAAGATTTGGACATAATATCGGAATTAAATTTAAAATTAAAACTGAAGGAACAGATCATGCTTGGTCATCAAGTATTATGTTAAATCTTTACCGTGAGAAACTTCAATAATGTCCAAAATATTTTTGGGTGATTCGCACCTTGGACATGGTATCGCTCATAAAGAAAAATTCTTAACTTTCTTAAAAAATATTGAATGTGAGTCATTATTTTTAATTGGTGATATTTTTGATACTTGGTTTAAGTCATATGAAAAAATAAAGAAAGAAAATAAAGAATTTTTTGATATCTTGAAAGATAAAACATGTAGAGGTGTAAAGATATATTATGTTCTTGGCAATCACGAAAACGAAGATGTTGAGATTGATAAAGATTTTAATAATATAAATTTATATAATAGTTTAGTTTTAAAATTAAATGACATTAAAGTAAAAGTAATTCATGGCAGTCAATTTGATTATACAATAACTAGATGTAGATTTTTAATGCGATTATCTTATTTCTTTCAAAAAATAATTCTTAGTTTTATTGGTAAAAGTGCTTTTAAATTTTTTAGAATTTCTATAGCAAAAATACTTGGAAAAGATAAAGGACTTTTACAATCAATAAGAAATGAAATTTTAAATTATTATAAAGATGATTTTGACGCAGTAATAATAGGACATACACATTTTCCAGAAATAATTAAATTAGATAATAATTTTATTTTTATGAATTGTGGTGATTGGATGGAGGAAGGCCATGATACTTATATCGAATATGATAATGGAGAATTTAAATTAAAATATTTTGATGGGAAAGAAATAAGTAATTTTGATGCAAAACAAATGAATGTTCTGCAAATTAAATCAATTTAACTTTTATTTAAAATAAAAAATGAAAATGGAGATTATATGAAATTAGCGTTGTGTATGATTGTAAAAGATGAAGAAAAAGTTGTTAAACGTGCTTTAAATTCTATCAAATCAATAATTGATTATTGGGTCATTATTGATACAGGTTCTAAAGATTCTACTATTTCTATAATTCAAGAAGAACTCAAATCTATTCCAGGTGAATTACATAATTCAGAATGGAAAAATTTTGCATTTAATAGAACTGAATTAATGCAAAAGTCAAAAGATAAAGCTGATTATTTTTTAATAATGGATGCTGATGAAACTTTTGAAATAAACAATTTTGATATAAATACTCTTGATAAAGATTCTTATTATATAAAAGTAAAAGGAGACTTTGTTTATAAAAGAAAATTGTTAGTGAATGGACATTTAAACTGGGAATATATTGGTGTAGCTCATGAATACATCTATTCAAATGAAGAAAAAACTATTAGTGATTTAGATTCAATTTATTCTATTTTATATCCAAAACAAAATAATAAACATATTGAAAGAAATTATAATCTTTTATTAGATGGAATTGAAAAAGAATCAAATAATTCAAGATATATGTTTTATTTAGGAGAAAGCTGTAGAGATTTAGAAAAATATGAAGAAGGAATTAATTGGTATAAAAAAAGAATAGAATTTAATGGATGGGAAGAAGAAATTTATTATTCTTTATATCAAATTGGTTGGTGTTATGAAAATTTAAAAAATATTGAAGAAGCAAAGAAATATTATTTAAAAGCATTTGAATATAGACCAATTAGAGCTGAAACTCTTTATGAATTAGCTAGACTCAGTAGATGGAATAATGAATATAACCAAGCAATGTTATATGCCGAAAAAGGATTAAAAATTAAAATTCCAAATGATAGTCTTTTCATAAAGAAAGATATTTATGATTATAAAATACTTTTTGAATTTTCAATTAGTAGTTATTATGTTGGCAGATATAAAGACTCTATAAATGCATCAAGAAAATTATTAAATTCAAATGTACCAGAATATATAAAAGATCAAGTTAGAAAGAATTTTAGATTTAGTATTCAAAAATCAAATATTAGCCCTTTAAATAAATTTTTTGATAAAATTTATTGCATTTGTAGAACAGATACTTATGATAAAACCAAAAGAATGATTGATAGATTTAAGCATTTTGGTATTGATGCTGAGATTTACCAAGCTTCACCAGGGTTACAGTTTTATCAGTTTATAATGGATAATATTAAAGATAAAAACTATTCAAGGGTTGATTATTCTGGTGAAATAGGAGCAACTTTATCTCATTTGTCTTTAATTAAAAGAGCCAAAGATTATAAATACAAAAATATTTTTATTTTTGAACATGAAAATATGTTTGTTAAAGATTTTAATGAAAAATGTGGGGAATATCTTGGGTGTTTAAATGAAGATTGGGATATAATTTATTTCTTTAATCAAATGTGGAATGGGTGGAATGATAAACATAAATTTACAAATACAAATAAATGGTTTTATTCTTATGGCGGTTTATGTGCAAATGCATATGGGATAAATAGAAAATTTTATGATGTAATATTAGATTATTACAAAGATAAATTTCATTGTATTGATTTAGCATATCTTTATTTGCAAGAAGAGCAAAAATATGAAATATATACATCTTATCCAAATTTATGTTGTCAAGAAAAACAGATAGCTGGTGTTTCTAAATATATTGTAGAATTGTTTGATAAAAATTGTAATATGGGAAACTATAAGTTCGAGGATTTTGTTTAAAAGTTAAATCAATTTAACCTTGAAAATATAAGTGGAATTTTTATTTTTAAAAAAAACATGAATTTGAGTATTTTATGTAAAAAATAAAAATTAGGATAAAAATTTAAGAGGGAAGAATAACTATGGGAAATTATGAAAAACCTCCTTATGACCCAACGAAATGGTATGTTGAGGTCTTATTTCAAATACATAAACCATTATTTTCTTTTGAATTGGATCATTGGCAAGAGATCCTTAGAGAACAATTTTCTGTTACATTAGATTCATTATACACCGAAGGTATAATTTTTGGAATAGAAGCTAGAGAACATCCAACTAATAATATAAATCAAATTCAAATTACAGCAGGAAGTTTAAAAGCTCATCGTTTAATTAGAAACATTGTACAACAAACATTAAGTGGTTTTACTACTCCTCCTTCTCCAAGAACAGATTTAGTATATATAGATTTATGGATGAGAGAAGTAGATTCAATTGAAGATCCAGATATAATTTCTTCATTTTATGGATTAGAATCAGCTTTACGTCAAAAATTTGATGCTCAATTTAGAATTCAAGAAGGATCTATAGTTTTACCAACCCCACCGTCTGGTCATATTTATTATAGAATATGTAAAATAACAAGGCCCGCTGGTCAAGCTGAAATTTATCAAGCAAATATTACGGATATAAGGGATATGGCCGGTGCTGGTTCAGGATTATCACCAATAATAGGTGGTAATATATTTTTAAGGGATTTAGCAGATGTTTCAGATGATCAAGCAGATGCATTTGCAAATATGGTAAATCCTTCTGCAATAAATTATATTGTTACTATAGATGATTTAGCTGCTTTACAATTAAAAGATTTGTCTGATGTTTCTGATGATGAAGCAGACGCATTTAATAATATGAATAGCCCAACTGCGTCGAATCATATTGCTGTTATGCAAGACATTATAGACGCTTTAGCTGCTTTACAATTAAAAGATTTGTCTGATGTTTCTGATGATGAGGCAGATGCTTTTAATAATATGGTAAATCCATCTGCTTCAAATCATGTTGCAACTATAGATGATATTACAAATGCTCTGGCTGGATTGCAACAATCTTTAACGGTTGGAGAAAATGTAACAGCATATTTGCCGCTATATTTAAAAAATGATGGTAAGCTTTGGAAAGCTAATGCTTCAAGTGCCACTACTGCTTTAGCGTTATTTATGTCAGCTGAAGCAAAAAATGCTGATCAATTATGTAAAGTATACCTTTCAAGCCAAGTAATTACTAATGTTGGTTGGAGTTGGGCAATTGGTGGAATAGTATATTTAGCAACTTCAGCGGGTGGATTAACTCAAACAAAACCAATAACTACTGGAAATATTGTATTTATTGTTGGAGTTGCTATAAGTGCAACTAAAATTTTATTTCAACCTGGAATATGCTATATTGAGGTCGCATAAAACATGTCTAACATTATATCTAAGATTAATTTGATTGACCTTTCTGGGTTTTCAAAAGTAGATGATATTTTTAAATCAAATATTGTTAGAGTAAATGATGTTGAAATGCCATCTTTTCCAGTAGGAGCTATAATACCATTTTCTGTTTCTACTGTACCACTTGGTTTTTTAGAATGTAATGGACAACTTATTTTAAAAGTAAATTATCCATCTTTATATAGTTTTCTTAAAGATGGTGGTGGATATTCTATTTATGGTGAAAGTGGCAACAGTTTTTATTTACCAGATTATAGAGGATATTTTTTAAGAACATGGGACCATGGAGCCGGTAGAGATCCATATTCAGCTTCAAGAACCAATAGAGGTGATGGTACACCAGGAGATAATGTTGGTACAAAACAACCAACTGGGTTAAAATTCCATCAACATTTAATAATGTTGGGTTCTACACCTGCTCATCATGAATCAAGTTTTGATAATAGTGATTTAACCGATGGTGACCATTATCCAAGTGTTCCACGAAAATATACTACAAATACCGGTGGTAATGAGACAAGACCAAAAAATATAAATGTAATGTATTGTATAAAATACTAAGATAAAGTTTTAGGAGATAGTGAATGATAATACCTACTGGATATACAATGATAATCCCAATTTCTGGAGTTCCATCCGGATTTTTAGAATGTAATGGACAATTAGTTTCAAAAACTACTTATGCAAATCTATATAATTTTTTAAAAGATAGTGGGGTTTCGTGTATATATGGAGAAAACGGTAGTAATTTTTATCTTCCTGATTATCGTGGTAGATTTATGCGTGATTGGGATCATGGAGCTGGACAAGACCCAGATAGTGCAACAAGAACTGATAGAGGGGATGGTCAAATTGGTGATAAAGTTGGAACAATTCAAGCAGATGATTTTTTAAGCCATTATCATGAATTTGGTACTAACTGGGATCCACCATTTGGAAGTTATAATTATTGGTTGACATTAGCTTCAGGAGGAAGTGGAATTAATACAGAATATACAGGTGGCAATGAGACAAGGCCAAAAAATATAAATATGATGTATTGCATAAAAACATGAGGAAAAAATAGAATGGATTCAATACCAGTTGGTTTTATAATAACTTTTCCAGTATCTACTGTTCCAACAGGATATCTTGAATGTAATGGGCAAGTAGTTTTGAAAACAAGTTATCCTGATTTATATACTTATCTTAAAGATAGTGGGTTGGCATGTATTTATGGTGATAGTGGAAATTATTTTTATTTGCCAGATTTAAGAGGAAGATTTATAAGAGGATGGGATCATGGAGTTGGGAGAGATCCAGATGCTGCTTCAAGAACCGATAGAGGTGATTTTCAAGGTGGTGATTTAGTTGGTACGATTCAAGATGAGGGATTTAAAAGTCATCGCCATTCATTTAGAGATGTAGGATATATTTATAGACAAGAAGTAATTGAAGCTGCTGATATGACTATATATGGAAGTAATATAGGAATCATTACCGTAACAATGATACCAGATGGAACCGAAACAAGACCAAAAAATATATATGTGATGCATTGTATTAAATACACTTCAACATAAGATAAGGGAGAATTTTAAAGATGAATATTTATCATTATAAAGAAGGAACTAATGAATATACAAGTACGTCAAATGAATCATCAGTTCCTGCATTTGCTACTACTATTGCACCACCATCTGCAAGTTCTAATCAAATTCCAGTTTTCTTAAATGGAGCTTGGTCATTAAAAGCTGATTTTAGAAATACAAATTACTATAAAAAAATTAATGGTGAAAAATTTACAATAACACAAATAGATGAAACTATTCCAAATGATTGTATAACTTTAGCTCCTTCAAACAATTTATTTAAACCAAAATGGAATGGAACACAATGGGTAGAAAATGCCATTATTTATAAAAATAGACCTGTTACATGTAAAGCAGATGTTGATATTATTACTAGAAGTGAAATTGCTTTATTAGATGAAGAAAAAGTAAAAACAGAAAGATTAAAAGCATTAGATGCTTCACAACCACCACCTCAAATATGGCTAAATTTTGTTATAGCAAGAGATCAAATAGTTCAAGAAGGTAATGAACTTATTACCCAACAAAGTTGGTAAAAAATTAAAAGGAGATGTATATGGAAAATTTAGTACAACAAGTAGCATCTGAATTTGGTCCAATGAAAAGTATGCTAATAGCAGCTATAATTGGTATTTTACTTGGGCAATTACCATTTAAAACAATGGGTATTGCTTTTAGTAATTTTCTTATGAGAATGCTTGGAAAATCATCTGCTGAAAAAGTTGAAGATAAAATAATTAAAGTTTTAGTAGATTTTATTAATGGTATGGAAACTGATGATGATGTTGAAATTCAAATAGTAAAGAAAACTAAGGATAATAAAATTATTGCTAAAAAACTTGTTTCTCCTTCTGGAACAGATGAAATAATTGTGAAAGACATTGAGAATGCTGCATAACATTGAATATTTTGCAAAATTAGCTTATTATTTTGATGGATTAAATATTTCTCTAGAAGAGAAAAAAGCACGTTTAAATGCTATTTATTATGTTAAAGATAAATATGGTTTTGTATTAAATAATTTACCTCGTTTATTAAAAAGTAAAGTAGCAATAACTTTTAAAACTTTATTAAGAAATACACCATCTTCTATTAAAAGACGATCCCAAGGAATGGGTATAGTTGTCAAACCAATATCAAAATATAGTAAAGGAGTATGGCAACTTAATTTTAGATTTATGTCTGCTCAGAAGAAAGAAGGAAAAGGTCATACTGCTTGGATTGCAATGTTAGATAGAAAAGATACGGGTAATGTAAAAGTTCATTGTGATTGCAAATATTTTACTTATTGGTTAGAATATAATTTAGCTCAAAAAAATGCATCTGATATAATAAATTCAAATGGATCTGCACCAAAAGTTAAAAATGTAGAAGGTTCTCTTCATTTATGTAAACATCTTGTTATGGCTGCTCCATATTTGAATATTTTGCCTGGTGATAAGAACATGCCAAAATATTTAGATAAAAAGAAGAAAGACCTAACTAAAGAAGAATTTGAAGCTTTGAAGCATTTGTAAAATAAAAGTGGAATTTTATTTTACTTTTTAAATTTATCTAAAAAATGTAAAAATTTTGAAATAAAAGGAGATTACAATGGCCAATTTAAAGAGTATAGCTGAAAAATTAAAAGTAGCTGCGGTTAATTTGAAAGAAGCAGCTGATTCAATTTATCAAATTACAGACCAGAATAATCCAAGTATTTGGGTTGAACCAACAGTCGAAAAAGTCCAAAAAGATACTGATACAATTTCATTATCAGAGAAAGAAATACCAGTTAAAAAAGGGAGCAAAAAGATGGTTGCTACCAAAGAAGATAGAATCAAGATAGCAAATGATTTGAACAAAATTGCTGATAAAGCAGATGAACTTGAAGAAAAATCAGATAAAATTTCTTATAAAAGAGCAAATGAAATCAAAAAACAAATTAAAGTAGCTCTTAATCATGTTGCTGATGAAATTGAAAGACTTGGTTTAGATGAGATTGTTGATGATGAAGGCAACGAATTTAATGTAGATGATATAGATGATAATGATGAAATTGTTATTGATGACGATGATGAAAATATTGAAGATTTAATGTAATTATTTAAATTTTAAATGAAGATGTAGATAAAGGAGAATAAATGCTTTATTCATATAAATGTTCTTCTTGCAAAGCACAAGAATATTTTTCACATGGAATGAATGATAGACCTACATTTAATTGTAAAGAATGTGGTGCTATAATGAGTAAAGAGCTTTGTACGAATTTTATTAAAAAAGGTTTTGGTTGGCCATCACAGGATATACTAGAAAAGAAATCTCGTTTAAATAGATCAAATGAATTAAAAAGGAAACAAAAGGAAACGGGATTATCTATTTATGATAGGGTTCCAGATGGAAGAAAAATTAAATCTGAGAAAGAAAGAAAACAGAAAATTGAGAGTGGTGGTCTTAAAACAAAAATTTTTATTTAATATCAAATGAGGAAAACATGATAAAAGTCTATCGTTATAGTGATGCTTCTTTTCCATATACTAATCTTAAATATGAGTATAATAAAAATACATCAGATAAAAGAATAACTAGAAGAAATGTTCTTAATAGAAGTGATTGTAGTTCAGTAATTGATTCTTTGTTTGACGGGATGTTTAAAATTGCAAAAGCAAAAGAAAACAAAGACGTAGATATTTGGAAGATTAGTGATGATGGAAAAATAATTAGAAAATCTGATGACGTAATAGTAGATAAAAGGAGTAAAGAATGAGAACTTCTCTTTTTAAAGAAGAGCATATTCAAATGCCAGAATTTTTAAATAAATTGGCAGAAGATAATGCTTATTTAATTAATAAAAAAGATGTAGAAAAAAAATATGGCAAAGAAGATTTAGATACTTTGAAATATAAATCAGAGAGAATAGTTGCTTCAAAAAGAGAAGTCATTATAAAAGAGGCAGATTTTGATAAAATAGAAACTGAGATTACAAGTAGTTTAAATTATCTTCTTAATAATGGGTATAGTATAGATGAAGTACAACAAACTTTATCAAATAAATATTCAAATGATATAACAAAAAGATATTTAAGAAAAAATGCTAATTATATTTTGAAAGCCTATGGATTATTAGGTAATATTTGTCTAGATGCAAATAGTTTAGAAAATAATATTAAGATAAGCGATTATATTAGTAAAATTTCATCTAAAAATCCAATTCAAATAAAATTTATAATTTCAAAAGATAAAATAAAATTTGCAAATATTGGATATAAAATTATTGATTCATTAGATGAAATTAAGTTGTCTTATGATGAAGCAAAATTAATTATATCTAAAATAACAAATAATAAAGACTATATTAAGTTAGCTAATAAAAATCCATTAGAAGCTGTAAAAGCATCATATCGTGATTTAGTTGAAAATAGAAGATTTGTTAAAAGAACAACTAAAGAGATTGATAAACCAAAAGAATATATTTCTACAATAATTGATGATAAAAAATCAAAATTAGAAAATGATAAAAAAGAAATAATTTCTAAACTTAAAAATAGCAAAGATAATTTTAATAAAGATCTACATAAAATTGCTAATGCTGTTATTTCGCATATAGAAAATGGTAATAAAATAATTCTTAGTAATGATCAGTTTACAGAAAAAGGGCCATGTTTAAATTTTAAAAATGGATTTGAAGTACTTACAAATGAAGTATTTAAAATTTTTAATAATAAATATGGTGTGAAGCTTTCGCATATTGGTATAGCATCTTCTTTTTTAATAAAAGCGGATAAATGTGGAAATTGTTCTAATAATAAAAATAATGTTTGTATTTTAACCGGAATAAAGCAGTCATCTTTCAAAAGCATAGTAAAAACAGCAAATTATAATTTTAATAATGTTTTTAAGCCATGCAATATGAAATTGAGTGATTTGCCAAAAAATGAAGAAATATATGAATTAGATATGCAGAAATTAATGAACGCTTAAAGTTCACATGCTTAAAAATTTTATAAATAAGTTATCCACATTAATCCCTAAAATCATTGAATTTAGGGATTTTTTGTTATTAGACCAGGTTAAAAAAGATTGCAATATATTTTATAAAGATATTGAAGTATCTGATGATATAGATTTAAATAAAGTAAGAAGACAAATTTCTTTTCAAATTAGAGAAATAGAAAATATAATTAAAGATATTGAATCTAATTTTAGTAGATTAAATAGTAATAAGAAAAAAATATTTTTAAAATATAAGAATTTAACTATTCTTTGTAAAAAAATGAATGGTCTGCAAAGATATATAAATGATGAGGAAGAATATGAAGAAGAAAAAAAAATTGAAGCTGAGCGAAAAGCTAAGAAAAATAAGTGAAGAAATAGAACCCCTTACAAGATTCATTGATCTTAAACAAAAAATGGAAGATGCAGAAGAAGCAAAAGATTCTTTAGAAAAATGGAATGAGAATGAGTATAGATAAAAAGAGGTTTTAAATGCCAAAAGATTTAGCAAATGATTTTTTTATTGATATTAAAAATATTCCAAAGATTACAAATATAGAGTCTGATTCACATAGGATACTTAGAGATTCTAAAATTCGTAGTAAAGCCCATGGTTTTGATAAAATGGGTTCTTATTCTTCAATACCGCAAAAACATGATGCAAGAGCTTTAAAAATAAATGAAAAAATGGTAAAACTTGCTAAAATAACAAAGCAAGCAGATGGTGGTATGTCTGATATTCATTTTATGGGGCCAGAATTTTATCATCCAGAACTTGAACCAACTTCATTAGTTGCTCCTCGTGATCCATTTATTATTAATCAATGGTGCCGTCATTTTTATAGAGAAGACCCACTTATTTCTGCATGTATTGATTTGCATACGGAATTGTCTCTTACTAAATTTCATTTAGTTTCTCCTGATTATGATTCTAATTTTATTTCAAAAAATAAAGTGGATAAAATAATTGAATTTTATCAAAATATGGTTGGTGAAATAGATCTATTTTCAATTCTTTTATCTATTAGCCATGAATACTGGAAATTGGGTAATGTTTTTCCATTTGCACAATGGAATCCAAAAACAAAAAGATTTGAAAAAATAATTATTTTAAATCCAGATGATATAAAAATAGAAACAATACCATTTATTGATGCAAAGCAAATTTATTGGATACCAACTGAAGAAGTCAGAAGAGTTGTTAATAATGGACCGGCTGATCCAAGAACTGGACCATTATTTCCAATACTTCCTGATCAATTAGTAGAGTATGTTCGTAATAGAAAAGATATACCATTAGATACTGATCCATTACTAGGAAGTCATGTTACTCATCTTTCTTTTAAAAGAAGTAATTATGAAATATATGGTGTTCCATTAATGCACCGTTTATTTAAAACTTTAATTTATAAAGATAAATTAATTAGAGCCCAAAATCAAATTGCAATGAGAAATATGTCACCCAAACATATAGTATGGGGAGATAATTTAGATAAATCACAAATTGAAGATTTACGTACTCAAGTTGAAAATTCAATGCAAGATCCAGATTATGCTATTGTAACTAACTTTGAAGTTCATTGGGAACAAGTTGAACATAATAATAGAATTTTACAATTAACTTCTGAATACGATCAAATAAATAATGAAATTTATATAGGCATGGGATTAAGTGCTGGGTTATTAACAGGTGAAGGACACTATGCTGGTGAATATATTAATTTGACAATTGTAAATGAAAAATATGCAAGATGGACAGAAATAATTCAAAATTATGTTGAAAAAAGTTTATTTTATTCAGTTGCATTTCATAATAATTTTTATTATGAAATCCCAGTTAAAAAAATAACTGAAAATGGTAAAGAAACAATTGTTAAAGAGAAAAGATATATTTATCCGAAAGTTAGATGGGATAGAATACATTTAATAGATGATAGAGACCACAAAGCAATGTTGACAACTTTATATGATAGTGGTAAAATAGATACCAAAACATTCTTTGAATTGAATAATATTAATTATGATGAAGTTAAAGAAAGATTGAAAAAAGAAAGAGAAAGTGGGGATGCATATTTACCAGAAGTTGTTAGAGATGTATCGTCAATGGTTGCAAGTAACATTGCGCCATATGTAACTGAATTAATTGTTAAAAAGATGGGATTAGATAAAATTAGAGAAGAAATGTCACAACCACAAGATAATAGCAATATTCCATTAGAACAAGAATTAAATACATCCATAAATAATAATGAAACAGCAGAAACAGAAACAGAAACAGAAGTATCGAATGAAACAAATGGAAATAATGAAACAACTCCAATTGAACATAAGAAAACAAATTGGTAATGGAGTTTAAATTTGCGTGTTAAATGTAATATTGAAGATTTTGTAATTTCCGAATTGAATCTTAGACTAAAAAGAGATGATACTGTTATTATTGATGATAATATAGCAAGAAGTTGTAATGAACTTAAAAATGCCATTAGATTAAAACAAGTTTTAGTATTACGATTTAAAGAACATGAAAATGTTATTAGAGTAGAATCGTCAAATGATAGAAAACAAATAGATTATTTAAAAAGTCAATTAGAACAACAGAAATATGAAATTTCTCATTTAATTGAAGAGAACAATAATAAAAATTTTCAGGTATTAAATAAAATTGAAAAATTATTATTGGAAATTAATACACGTAATGTATCAACTACTTATGTAATTAAAGATAAAGA